TCTATGTGGTTGTCACTGTTGTCATGCGATTTGAAACGCATAATGCCATTGTTGTCATTGTTGTCATGACAATTAAAAAGCATTTAGCAAAAAGCTTGCGGTTGTTGTCATGTTGTCACGGTTGTCATGACAACAAAAATCCATTTTCAGTCACGTATACCAATACTGTATGCCTATACAGTATTATATTTTTCTATATATCTAATAAACTAATGACAACATTGACAACAAACAGCAAAAAGCTAGTATTTTCGGGCATTTCGCGCCATGCAAAAATGACAACATCTCGACAACATTAAGACAACACATGACAACGCCAGTCTTAACACTTCTTTGCACACTCTTGACGTTCCTTAACAATCAGCTTGCTACTATCTCTCTCACGCAATAACGCTTTTTCAACCTGGATAAATGACATGCTAAACGGCAATTTGATAAAACGTGAAGGTCGCGCTGCTTTATTTCGTCGCGAGTATTTTTGCGGACGTACAACACCGATTGTTGAATATTACATTGAATACCAAAACCGAGACGGCAAAATTTGCCGTTCGCATGACTACAAGTTAAAGCGCGACGCAATGCAAGAATTTAATTTTGTAAAAGATAACTTTTACAATTAACCACCCACCCACCGGCGCACGGACGCGCCACACACTGAGAGACACACAAATCATGTACACAACAGCGACAGCATTAGAGACTATTACATTCTTTCAAAATTGGCTTGCTAGAGAGATGGAAGGCCGCGATTTAGACGCCGATTTCTGGCAAGCCCATGATTTCGCAATGGGCATGATTCAAGACAACCCTGAAATCTGGTCAACCCGTAGCTGTCGCGATATTTGGAACCGAGCACGCGAACTAGCCTAATTTATATACACACACTGAGAGCACACATATGATCGCCCACGACTACAAGTCAATCGATACCAGCCCTAAACCTTGCAAATGCTCGCGCGTATGGCTGCGAGTGTCTGAAGTATTCCTCGCGCTGGCGCTTGCTGGCTTTTTCTACACGCTCGCGCTAATCGGTTTTTCTCTTTAATAGGTGACACCATGAAAACCGCCCCATTGTCAATTTACAGTATCCGATTCTCAGTCACACGTGGATGGACAGCCTACAATGAGCGCGCTTGTGCTGATGACTACGCGCTTGAATGGCTCAACGTATTCAGAGCTGATGAGCCTAGCGTATATTTCATGCTGTCACGCAAGAAACCGACAGAGAAACAAATCGCCGCGATTGTAGAACATGGGTTGGCCTAACATGACGCGCCCCGTTCTATTCTTTGTTGATGAATCCATGCGCGCCCATTACGAGGCGCGCTTAGATGAGGCTGAGGCGCTGATTCGTGAAAGGTTACAGCAACTAGGCGAACAGATAGACAGAGACAAGGCCGCCGCCGTTGACAATTCTATACAATCCCCTGCCAAATAATCCTTTACACTTTAAACTGTCAATTCACTCAACACAGGTACACGACCATGCAAGCTATCACTACCAAATTCTTAGGCGCTACCAACACACGCGGCAGCCGTATCAAGGCCACATGTGACGCTGGCAGCGTTACTATCAGCTACCCTCACGAATTAAACTACCGAGAAGCGCATCGCAAGGCCGCGCAAGCTCTCGCCGATAAGCTAGGCTGGAACACTGACAGCTACGGCAGTCTAATCGGCGGCGGCCTGCCTAATAACGCGGGCTGTGTGTTTGTATTTAATTCTGGCTTTGCTTACTAACCATAGGACACGCGCACATGCTAACGCACACATTCACAAATAACGGCCAGACTTGCCAAGTCTATTACTTCCCGCGCAATCGCTGGCCGTATTCCGTCGACGTTTTAGGCGCTGGCTTCAAGCTAGGCGAACCCGTGCACACTGTGCACTGTGCGACCGAGGCCGAGGCCGTCGACTATGTTAAACAACAGTTGAAGCTAGTTTAATCAATATAGGAGCACACACATGACCGCCGCAGAATTAAAGACAATACTTCAAACGTCGACCAGCTACCGCGCACGCACTGAACGCGCACTAGCTGAAACTATTGAGCTGTTACAGACAGAGCTAGGCTACAAAGAGCACTTACAAGATCAGGCTAAAGTGTCCTTTTATACCGCCCACATTGCGCTATTGACCGACGCGCTCAACTAACCCACACACCACACAATAGAGGCACACGAACATGAACGCTTTTGAATCTTTTGCTTGCGATTTCTTCCTGACAGAAAATGACCCTGCTATGTCATTCGACGACGTACTCGACGCGGTCGCGGCACGTGATGAATCGGTCACAGTATGGGAGCAATTCGAAGACACACCGCCGCGCGATCTGGTCATTCAAATGCGCGGTATGGTCATTGCTTTAGAAAATCGTTTTATCGCTAAATAACAGGAGCGCACGCTATGAAATACGCAGTCGAAACGCTCGAGATATTCGGGTATATAAACAACTGGACAGAAGACGGCGAACCGTTACTGTTCGACACTCATGCGCAAGCTGAACAGGCACTGCGCGATCATCTCGCCGACTGTGCCGAGGCAGTTGAAGACGGCCTAATGTCAGACGCGCCAACACTGGCAGACTTTAGAATAATTGAGGTAAAAGCATGAACGACACACAACTAACAGAACAAGAACTTTCCCGCTTGCGGTTTAATAAGCTGGCGGCAGAGATCAAAATGACCAAAGCGGAGCTTGCGGTAGATAAAGCAATCAGCGACTTACTAGCTGCGCGCAAGGTATACCATGAAGCATACGCGCAGGTCATCAAACACAATGCAGAGAGGGTAACGAAATGAGCAGCAACATGACAGCAACAGAGCACGAAGCAATAGCTTTTTTCTTCAAAGAGTATCCCGACGGCTGGGACGTTGAACAGATACTTGATGCGCACCACGATAACCACCCGCGCGTTAAGCTGTGGGTCATGTTTGAATCTCTCGACCCGTCAGACATTGCCAGCGCAGTCAACGACCTGCTGCACTTAATTCGACGCATTAAAAAACAAGGAGCAACGCTATGACCAACGATGACCGCCAAGCGCTCTATAAGTCCGCACAACTTACGGAACGTGAGAAACGCTACTTGCGCTTACTCACGCAACAGTCAAACAACGCAGAGGCGCTCGCGCACTTTTGCAAATATGTCGGGTGGACTGACACGGACACCGCACGGCCTAAGCAAAAGCCGTTCTCTTATCAACTGCAACGCTTAAAAACACTCGCAGCAATGCCTAATCTTTGGAATAAACTGAGGTAAAAAACATGGCTATTGATCTTCTCTCTCTACACCCTGACGAAGCTGAGCGCATTGCATACGCTGAGGGCTTCAGCTCCGCCGCTAAACTGCTGTCACGCGTGGCAGATGCCCAGAACGGACGGTATTTCGCCATCGAGCACCTCAAAGCAGTACTCAAAGCAGCAACAGAAGGCGACACGGCACAACTGACACGCGCCGTGTTTTCTGCGTATGTTTTTTTAGAAAAAATTGGGCATAATATAGCGCCCGACACAATCCTGGAGCATGACAATGACCAAGAAAAATGATTTCACAATCATAAATGACCTTAAAGAGCACGCGACATACCTAGAGTCCATCGCGCAAGCGCCAATCAATCCTGAGTTTGCGTACAAACTCGAACGCGCTGCCCGTGTTATGCGCAAAGCGTCGCGTATGTTAGAGCTCGAAGACGATGGTTATATTCCTATGTTTTTACGCAAACAGGCTCGATAGTATGGAGCACCCAAACGATAGGGGCTGTCGCGGGCTGGTCGCTGCAATGATCTTGCAGGGGTTCAAAGACCTGCGCATGATGACCAGCGCGGACGGTCACAGCCCTGAAACTGTGCGCGATCTGGCTTGGGCATGGATACACGAGAAAGTGACGTATGCCCGCGACCCTAGCAGCCATAAGAACCCGAAGAAGCAGCGCCTGAGAGCGTATAGAACACAGGACGTGGGCGGGTTCGAGTGGTGCTGCTGTATGCTCGACCTTGATCCTGAGTATTACAGAACCCTTAGCATGACCCGCGAGGGCATCAACTCGATTCTAGGCCGTCACGGGAGCAACCAACACCATGCAAAATGATGACACCAACGGGCGCAAGTTTGACACGGGCAAACTGCAATATAGTCTGATCCCACCTGAAGCCCTGCGCGAGACTGTTGCAGTGTTGACCTATGGCGCTACAAAGTACGCGCCAGATAATTGGCGCTATGTGCCAGACGCTAAGCGCCGATACTTTGACGCAGCACAGCGCCACCTCTGGGCATGGAAGGCAGGGGAAGAAACTGACAGCGAGACAGGCGCAAACCATCTCGCGCACGCTATTTGCTGCTTAATGTTTTTGTTAGAGACTAAATAAAAAAGCCCCCAGCCGGAGAGCATGGGGGCTGCCTAGATAGGCTAATTGCTCATTTCCTAAGCGGTATCACATTACCCACCACAGGCGCGGGTTCGCACATGCGGCGCAATTCTGACTTTGCTGTGTATTCAAACTCAGGTGCACAGAACACATGCCGCTTGTTTGGATACTCACGCGACGCAATGCGCCCTAAATCTACCCAGCCCGCCTCGCGTAGCGCGTGCAATAGCGCGGCCTGCGGCACTTTGACCCCTGCCGGAACATAACCAACCAATGATTCGCAAATGGCATGGAACGGTGCGCCGATCACACCCTTGGCGAACACGCCCTCACGGCGCTGCATCAAGTCCACAAGGTAAGATTCGGCGGTAGACATGCCGAGGCCAATCAATACCTGCTTCGCTTCTGTCATCGGTGGGCACATGCCCGCGTTAAAGTTTGAAACGTCGCGGGCGTACAGGTAAGCGCACACGGCAGACTTGCCGCCGGACTCATACCAGCGCCACAAGGCGCGACTCTGTTCTTCTGGCATACGCTCTGCATCAGACCAAACGACAAACCAGCGCCGATCATCTGAGGGCAAGCTGATCGCGGCACGCTCGTTTGAGTACGCTAAAACAAACAAGCGATTAAGCGCGTAGTAAGGCGCAAGCCCTTTGCGGTTGACGGATAGCAACTCAGGCGGGGCGGCGATTAGGGGCTTGAGATTGTTCTCTAACGCTCTGCGGTCTTTCGCTTCTGCCTGTCGCAGTTCGTTAATGAGCATGACCTCAGCTTCAAGCGCATAGCCCCACGCGCTGTTGAGTTCTTCATTGCGCACGATGGAGACGTTCACGAGCTTATCGCCGCCGATGCCCCACAGGAACGGGGCGTAGAGCGAGTCCTTACCAGAACCGGCGCGGCCTGCGTGCAAAATGGCGTGATTGATCTTGACGTTCGGGTGCTGCAACTTATAGGCGAGAACGTCCAGCACATGTTCACGCTCGAATTCCTCTGGGATCATGCGCTCAAGGTGATCAAGCCAAGGCTTGACATCGCCCGCCATAACTTCTGGGCGTGCATCTTTCCACCTATTGCCATACGGCAGACCATCGCGTGCCACTTGTACGTCCTCGCCTGCGGCGTAGGTCACGCCGATCAAACAGCGTGCGCCCATTTGCTGCCTGTTCTCATCAAAACAGACAGACGCCTCGACGCGGCGCTTGCCATCGTGAATAGACTTGCAGGGAATATGCCGGAACAATGCGTTGAACGTGCTGCGGGCGATCTCGCGACGTTCTGAGAGGTCAAAATAAGCGTCGTCGTCTTGCAGATAGGCAAAACGCTCGTACCAGCTCGCCTTCTCGATCCGTCCCAGCTCTTTGCGTTCTACTTCTTCGATCACTGCGGCGGCTTGGTCTGGGAACATGTCAGTTGGCTTCAATTTCGATAGGGTGTCGGTCATTGTGGCAGCCAGTAGGTCATCTCGCAAGCCCGTTTGGACGGGCGGTGCGCCGTTCTCTGCCGTCCACGCTAAAAAGCGTGCGCTGTTCAAATCGCCGCAATGCTCATGGAAACATGAGAACGAGCGCGTAACAGGGTGGTAGCGTGCCTCTGGATTGCCGTCACTGTGCTCGTCCTTGTTTGGGCACGCGACGCTGTACCAGCCCTCTGGGTTGCGGCCTGACAGCACTAAGCCCTGAGTATTCAGCCAGCCCAAGATCGCGTCCTGTCCGTCGTCCTTCAGCCGTATGGCCTGAATCTGTGCGGTGTCGGCTTCTTCTGGCACAACGCCCAGCGCCTCGCAAATCTGGCGCAGGCTGAACTCGCGCTCAGGATGGAACTCGACCAATTTAGAGGCGAAGCCGCCCTTGCCTTCTTTTAGGTTGACACTTCCAGGAATTCGGAAGTTGCGCACGGCATTGATCGCGCCGCCATCGGTGTAGCCTGCGTTCGCTATGGCCTTAATCGCTGCGCTAAACTCGCCCGTCGTGGGCTGATCGTCTAGTCCGAAGGTATAGCCCCACTGATAGTTATCCGTAGAGGTTTCGATTTTCCACGTAGGCTCAAGCGGTGGCACTTTGGACTTCGTGCCTACATCATCGAGCACCATGACAAGCACGTGCGTGCAGTTTGCGCTCGAAGCTGACAGCTTGCCATCTTTGAAGCGGTCAAGAATAAAGCTGCCCGTGTTGCCGTACCAAGCGCCCTTGCCTGTATACTCAGACGGCAGGAACGGAGGCCAAGTGTACTTCGGCGAGCCGTCGCCGTGATACTGTTGTTCACCATTGACAAGTTTAGGCTTTTGCTTTACAAAGAGAGCTGTCTCTCCTTCCGGCGCAAGTTTGGTGAGGTAGTCGACAAAATTGTTCATGACTCATTGCTCCTAGTGTGTGACCTTAGCCCCTTGCTCAAACAAGGGGCTTTTTTTATGCCTAAAATACTTCAACAGGTGCTTCGGTAACAATCGCTACCCTCGCACCGCATTTCAATAACGTACATTCGTTCCCTGAATAAATAACTTCAGACGCGCCGTGAATAACGACGCGGTGTCCGTAAGTATTTTTACGACCTTGCTTAACAGTCAGCACAGGATCGTTTGTGCCGTTCTTCTTATTAGCTTTAATAACATGCTGATTAACATGAATATAAGTTTTCACTTGCCATACCTCGTCATGATTTTGATTTCTACATCCAACGGTAGCCCAGTTGCCCAAGCCGGTTCAGTAACCATGATTTGACGCAAGGCCTCCTTCCTTTCTTCTGCGTCTCCTGCTCTGCACTCAATGACCACTTCGTCATGAACGTGCAGAACGCAATCAGGGATTGATCTGAGCGTGGCTCTGAGAACGTCATTGGCTGCGGCTTGGCAGATGTTTTCTGCCGCGAGACCTTTCCAGAGACGGGCACGCGGCCAGACTTCGGCTTTCGCTTCGGGTTTCCAGCTTGCTTTGGCATAAGTAACTCCATCATTGTCTAGTTTAGCGAACGGATAGCAAAGAATACGACCAGATGGGAGAGCATACCAAAGATGCTGCCCGTCAAACAAATAAGTCACGCGGCCTGCGTGGAATTCCTTACCTGTGTTGCGCATGGCGCGGGTGTAGGCGGTCTCAAGGTTCTGCCAGTAGCGCACAGCCCAGACGTTAGCACGCCGCCAAGCGTCCACAGTGCGCTTAGAATCGGACTCCTTCATGGTCAGGCCATAGGCTCGACCCATCGCTGTGAACGCCCCTAAGCCGCCGCCGTAGCCGCAGGCGAGCGAGGCGACCTTGCCTATAAATCTCTGGTCAGGCGTGACCTGTTCTTCTGCCACTTTGTAAATGCCAGCCGCCTCTTTAATGTATATGTCACGGCCTGAGCGGAACACATCAAGCACCGCGTCAGCGTCAGGCTCGTTCGACAGCCACGGGTTCATACGCGCTTCGATCGCTCGCCAGTCAGCCACGACGAACACGTTGCCCTTCTCTGGGATCAATGCAGGGCGCAGCATACCGCGCAGCACATCAGTGATCCGCTTGCCATGTGCAGGGATCAACTCATGCCCCCGCACCATTGCTTGTCTTGTGGCCTCTGGGTCTTTGGCGACCTTGCGTGTGAAGTTGTGCACCTGTGCGCCGTAAGATGACGCACGGCCTGTGGCTGCACCGCCAGCAAACACGAACGCGCCGCGCACCCGTTCATCTTCATCGTCAGCTAAATTAGCCAAGCGTTCAAATTTGGCCACAGATGATGCCCACAAGTCATCTGCGCATTGGATCACTTCTTTCACATGCGGCGGTACTTGTTCAGGGTCTTCAATGGCAAGCAGATTAGCTCGCACACTCTTGTCAATCGACTGCTTCGGCTCGCCATCTTTATAGACGCGCATGAGTTTAAGTGCTTCATCACCCAAGCGTGCAGCGACCCACTCACGCATCTTAGGCGAACGCACTGACAGTATCTCGCCGTCAGTCACTTCCGCAACGATGCGCTGAATATCATCTTGTTCTGTTGCAGCGTACTGCATCGCTGAATAGCAGAGCGGCACATCGACCTTGACGCCTCTGTCATTGATGCGCTCGTTGACATGATAGTCAGCGAGTTCTTCATCAGACAACGGCCTCATGCTCTTGCTCACTGCCCGCATGACTTCTACGTCTGTCTCACAGTAACGAATCATCTCCTGCATTAAAACAGGGTCTTCGTTGAACGAGCCATCAGCACGCGGGATAGATAGCAGGCGAATGAGTTGTGCGCCTCTGTGATCTTTACGCATAGATGCGCCAGCGAAGCGGCCTGCATCTTCAAGCGAACCTGGAGCGCAATTAGCGCGGGCTTGTGTAGCAGTGCAATAAAATTGAGAAAGATCAAAATTGATCTGCAATACATACCAGAAAATTAAACGCTCAAACGCGGCGTTGTGAGCGTAGATCATTCCATCGTAATTTTTTACATCGTATGGAAACGGCTTATCAGGCGTCCACGTTTTAACGTCGCCATCATCAAACGCATACGACATACACAGCACTTCGGTGCTGCGGTCTTGTGCGTAGTTGTACACGCCGCAGGTCTTTAAGTCACGACGGCTGCGTGTTTCAAAATCTAGATATAGTGGCATATAAAAATGGGGGCTGTGCGGCAGCCCCCACCAGATTAGCTACGACGACGACGACCTGATGCCCCCGCATCTGCCGCCGCTTCCGCAGCAACTTCTTCTTTCGCTTGCTCGCCTTCCATTGAAATCCAATCAACGATTTCAAACACGGGCGTGTAAATACGTCCGTAGCTCTTGTGCTGATAGTGTTCCTTTTTCAAGTTCACAACAGGCACAGGCTTAGAAGGGTCTTTCTCCACCTGATTGGCAATGCTCACAGCAAGTGCTTGTACGGCCTTCTTACCGCCTACAGACGTCACGCTGTAGCGTGCATCCATACCAGTATCTTCACCGCTTAAACACTTCAATGACATACCGACTTGTGCTTCCCAGCCTTTCTTTGCGGCTGGTGGTGCTACGCCCAGATCGGGCAATGGCTCGCTGATGCTTACCATTTTCTCGCCAAGCACTTCACCGTCACCCCAAGCAATAAACCCGTGCGTAAATGAGAACGGATTGATTGCCCAACGTGCATCGGCCTCAGCTTCAGTCTGGTCAGCACCGAATACCCAATGACCGGTCTTGTCCATCTTGATGATGACAGAACCAACATTGTTAGTGGTTTCGAGCTTACGCAGAGTAGACGCGAGGTCTTGAACGGCAGGAAGGCCAGCTTTAGAAAAAGCAACTAGATTAGACATGATATACCTCAGTTTAGACTATTTTAGAAAGAGCAGCAGTGAGTTGCTGCCCGATGAGTAACACGGCAGGGCGCGGATCAGAATCCGGCACTAACGTGTTGCCTGAAGACAAGGCTACCACTGATCCCTCTGGCAAGGCAAGTTTCAGTTTCTTCAACTTCTTCTCCGCCTGTGCAGGAGTAATCAATGATGATTCCATGACTTCATGCTCTGGGAGTGATTGAAGCAGTGCAGCGCGAGCATCGCCTTCATTCACCCATTGTCTTGTTGAGCGTTTCGCTACCAGCTTATAGCCTGGCAGCCCTTGGCCTGACTCAGCCATTTGAAACGCTAATGCGCGAAGGTCTTTGATCCATTCTTCTAATAGATCAGCCTTAGCAAGATATTCAGCGATGCCTTGTGCATCTAATGATTTTAATGCAGTGTTTGCAGCGCGTTCGAGTTGACCTGTCATCAATGGACAGATCGGCTTGGCTGCACACCATTTGCAATGATCGCCCATTGACAATGGAGCATCAGGTGTCAATGCAAGACGCACTGCCATCACTAACGTATTAGCAAATTGTTCAATGCGTTCGGGTGTAGTGATCCATCGACGAATGTAGGGCGGCTGTACAATGACACATTCAATTTCTTTAACGCCTTCAAATGCCCATTTTGTACGCTCTGTGCGCATGGCACAGGCCGCATAAAACATTAGCTGAGGGTTCTCCTCCACATCGACGACAACACCGTCGCCAAACTTCCAATCAAGAACAATGGCGCGAGAGCGAATACGACCAATGAGATCAGTAGAACCAAAGACACCGCTGAGAGTGTCTCCAAAATATACTCGAGATTCAACTTCATATTCCATCTCCTTATTAGGATCAACTTCATCAAGCAACGCCAACGCAGGTGCAATCTTATTGTCATACAATTCTTGGTCAAACACAATGCCGCGATATTGACTGCCAAATAAATCTTCTGGCTTTTCGTCAAACTCAAGGATCAATGCGATCATGTTGTGTAGCAGCGTGCCGGTGTCGGCGTATTTGCTGCTAGGCTGCGGCGGCATCTTTTGCACTAGCGCAACAGAGCCTGGACAGTTTATGACGCGCTTGGCGGTGCTACCGCCGACTATATTACTGTGTGCTGACATATTATCCTCGTGTGTTAATGAGGCGGGACAATACGCCGCAAAATAATAGTTGTCAACTTTTTATTTATTCTTTATAGTCGCCCTATGAAAGAAAGCGAAGTCGAGCGCCACTTAGTATGGCATGTATTACGGATGGGCGGTAGGTCATACAAGTTCGCCAGCCCTGCGCACCGAGGCGTGGCTGATCGCATCGTGTGCTTACCGAATGGCGATACGTGGTTCATCGAATTGAAAGCTAAAGGCGGACGTCTAGCGCCGTTACAGGAACGCTTTGCGCTGGAGATGGAAGAACAGAACCAGCTCTATGCTTGCCTGTGGACAACGCATCAGATTGACGAATGGGTCGAATCGCTGGGGTTAGAATGGCTGCATTAAGACCCTACCAAGAACTCGCGGCTGATTTCCTCTACGCCAACGACCGCGCCATGATGCTTGCGCCTGTGGGTGCAGGCAAGACCTGCACTGCGCTGACGGCGATGCAGGCAATGATTAAAGACGGCATTGTCAAGAGGTTTCTTGTTGTTGCGCCCAAGCGCGTATGCGAGTCGGTCTGGCCTGTCGAAGCTAAGAAATGGGCGCAAATGGATGTCGCTGTGGCTGTCGGTACGCCAAGCGCACGAATGAAAGCGCTTAATTCTAAAGCGCCTGTCGTGGTGACAAACTATGACAACCTACAATGGCTGGCAGGCCAAGACTTAAACTTTGACGGCATCGTGTTTGACGAGTTGACCAAGATGAAGAACCCGTCAGGCAAACGCTTCAAAGCGCTGCACAAGATCATCGACCAGTTCAAGGTTCGTATTGGCTTGACAGGCTCATTCACCAGCAACGGATTAGAAGATGTGTTCGGTCAGTGCAAGATCATCGACCAGTCGCTGCTAGGCCGTAGCAAAGGCGCGTTCATGCAAACGTACTTTATACCGATCAATCCTGAGTACGGCGAGTGGATGCCACGCCCCAAGGCGCTTGAGCATGTGATGGCGAAGATCAAGCCTGCGACCTTTGTGCTAGAAGCCGGTGAATATAAAGACAAGCTGCCAGAACTGCATACCGTTGAGCTGCGCTGCGACATGGATCGCACGCTGTATGAAAAAATGAAGCGTGACTTTGTAGTGCAGTTTCCCTCTGCCGAAGTGATAGCTGCAAACGCTGCGGTAGTGACTGGCAAGCTACAGCAGATGGCTGGTGGCTGGGTGTATGAGACCACGACAACGCCGACAGATGTCGCAGGTAAATTCAAGACCACGCAGACGCCCGTATGGTTTAGCAGCCACAAGTTTGATTTATTAGATGACTTACTACAGGAGAATCAACATGCTAATACCATTATTTTCTATATGTACAAGGAAGAATTGGCGGAACTTAAAAGGCGCTATCCGCAGGCTATTACTTTGGATGACGAAAATGCTATAGAAAGATGGAACAAAGGCGAAATAGAACTGTTATTAGCTCATCCGAAAAGCGCACAATTTGGCTTGAACTTACAGTTTGGGGGAAATAGAATGGTATTTACCAGCCTGCCGTGGAGTCTTACGGATTTTGAACAAGCGATTGGACGAATTCACCGTAGCGGACAACGGCACGATGTTTGGGTATACATACTTCTAACCAACAAAACAGTGGATGAAAAAATATGGGCGGCGCTAAACGACAAACAGACTCTGGCACAGATAGCAATGGACGAACTTGCGCCATAGGCGATAAGTTTAATTACCTAACGGTTATTAACGAGCCAAAAACCAAAAGGAAAAATACTTATGTTGATTGCAGGTGCGATTGTGGTGCTGTTCGTAATATTCGTTTATCTAGACTTTTAGACGGCGAAACTAAGTCTTGTGGCTGTAAGCATAAAGAATACTTGCGTGCGAAATTTACCATTCATGGGCGATATTTTGAGCCAGAGTATAGAGTTTGGACTAATATGAAAAAACGATGCACCGATCCAAGGCTTGCCAAATGGTACTCAACTATATCTGTATGTGAACGATGGTTGAATAACTACGATGCGTTTATACAAGATGTTGGCCGTAAACCATCAGACAAACATACGTTAGATAGGATTGACAGCACTGGCAATTATGAGCCTGCTAATGTTCGTTGGGTCACTATGTCAACGCAGTCGCGTAACACTAAAAACCATTGCACCAATAAAACAGGTATACGCGGTGTAAGTTGGTCTAAAGCAAAAAATAAATGGCGTGCAGCTATTTATGTGCACAACAAGCAAAAGCATGTTGGGTATTTTGATTCTATTGACGATGCTAAATTGGCTAGAAAAGAAGCCGAAGCTAAATACTGGAGTGAAGTGAAATGAATTGGGCAGAAGATAACGGTATAGATATTGGTGATGCAGATGACTTTGATCAAGATGTTGAGTATCAAGTCGAGCATCTTTGGCAAACAAAAGATGGCAGAACGATCAAGATTTCTGAGATGACAAACCAGCATCTATACAACGCATACAAATTGAAAGGCGCTCAAAGTTTGCAACATGAAATGATATTGCGGTTGTTTAAGAAAGCCTTTGAGGATGTGAAATGAGAACAAACGTAGCAATTTTTAGAACGGTGAACTGAAATGAATTGGCGTGAGATGAACAAATACTTGATGCAGTTGTCAGAACAAGAACTGCTTAATATGCTTAATGAAGAACGCAACGGCGCTCGCCGTGAATCAGCACTGGTACGTATACATCAGCGGTATAGTGCGCTGCGTACTATCCGTGAACGTGAGGAAATACTGGCAGAGGCTCGAATCGTATGACTAAGTTTGGTTATTACGTCATCGAACGTCTATGCACTGCCTGCGGTAAGCACAAGCCCATCCGTGGCGGTACGGTTGCACCGCGCTTTAAGTGTGCGCAGTGCTCGCCGAAAAAGAAGAAAAAGAAAGAATAGCCATGCTGTTGTTGTTTGTGCTATGGCTATTTTTGATCTGGTTGTCAGTCAAATATCTGCTTTAGCCGATGTCAGTTAAAATCCATTGTGGCGTATCGTCTATCCAGACATCTGCGCGGAAGAATTTTTGCTTGGCTTTTCTACCTGTATATATTACAGGTACAGGCATATCTGTTAAGCGTTCATCTTCGCTATCATGTCGCATAGTTACGATGTCAACTGTATGACCTCTAGCTCTGGCCTCGCGTATAACATTAGTCCAGAATACAGGGTCTAACGTATAAGTCTTATCGTAATCTAGTGCTATTCTCACACTACGCTGCCTCTGAAGTACGCTTGGCTGCCCATAACGTAACAGAACTCAGGCCATAGCAGTTTGCCGTTGGCGTACTTCAGAATGGCAAAGCCCTGCACATGCGGCACGCCATCTTCTGTATAGTCGAACGCATCTGAGCTAGGGTCAGACAACGAGCCGCAGTCAACGCTGAACTTAAAGTCGTGGTACTGCGGCATCGCCATACAGCCCAGCTTATGTAGATGTCCATGCACGTAATGACAGCCTGCTTTTTGTGCTTGTTGGGCAAGTGCTCCACCCAAATGCCTGTGACGAACGATTGTGTTGCTGTTGATCTCCAGCGTCCACGACAACGGCCAACTAGGAATATAGTCCTCTAGCTTAGTGCCTGGCAGGTTCTCCATGTGCGGGGCGTTCATTGCAAGATACCGCGACAAACGCGCATCGTGGTTGCCCAGCGTCATGTATGTGATTGCACCTTTCGCTGCCTTCTTAATGGCTGTCATTGACTCGCAAACGCAGGCCAACTGTTCCTGCAACGACACAGGCTGATGCCAACCGCGTGTTGGGTCGTGTCTGCCGATCTGCGTGCCGTCAAGCGCATCGCCGCCGCACAGCACAGCCTTTGGTTTTAGCTCTTTAATTAGCTTTATAAGCGCATCCTGAGCCACAGTGTTGTGGTCAGGATAAAAATGAGGGTCACTAAAAATAATGACATAGCCGTCTTTTACTTCAAGTTGTCTGCGTTTTTCAAAATGTACTGCGGGGGCTTCGTCTGGTGAAAAGGTTGTTCTACGATTGTCTGAATGGATTGTCGGTAAGTCATGTCCTTGACTGACTAATTTCGCCCTACGGACATGAATGTTTTTAACATTGATGCCTAGTTCCATTGCAACTTTGGTAGGGGAGTGATGTTTCTTCCAGACTTCTATAAATTTTGCATCGGTTACTTTAGTTGTCATAGGTCGCCGTAGTGTGTAGTTGAGCTAAATGATGTCCGATTTGATCGACTAGCTTTTCGTTAGTGTAGGATTTCGGCAAAGCCACCCATAGCAATGCGTGGGTGTACTCGTGCCAGAAGGTTTGAAATATGATTTGTTTTGCGCCCTTATTCCGTGGCGGCCATTTACAGAGGTAAATGGTAAGCGTATTAGGGTCGAACATGCCATACGCATTAGAACCTATCTTCTTTACGAAGGCATCCTCATCCAGCAGCGCCACGGTAATTGTGTAGCTACCTAGCTGAAAGCTGGATGGGATGCGCTTCATGGCGCGTATTAAGCGGCTTTTACCTTATCGCGCACTGACCATAGGATGCCAACAATCGTGGCAACTGCGCCAGCAAGGGCGTCAACACCTGCGCCATCGAGACCATATTTAAGCAGAAACGCACCGCCCACGGCAGTAATCAGATGGCGTACTAAGCCTTGAACAATCGCTGAAGTCATTTGTAGAACCTCGGATGTAGTTGGAAATGCGGGCCGTCTCTCATTTTCCAATCCCCGCCCCATTGGATATTAACCTTCAATTCTATCGCTGCGTCTTTCATCGCCGCAGCCAATTTAGAATATAAAGGCCAGTCCCATCTTACCTCTTTTCCAACGACGGCTGCAAGGTCTACGGCGTGGCCTGTCAGATGACGGGAATTTAATGTGCGTGACGCACCGGCGGCGACCAATTCTTTCTGACGCTCTAGCGTCCGTAATCCTTCGATGACAGTGAAGTCAATAGGGCTTTTTTGAATTGCCAACTTGACGACATTGACCAGATCAGGGTGCACACCCTGTAACTTTTCCATTGATTTCTGGCCTAAATAGTACGTGCTCATTTTCTAAACAGCCAGTCTACAGCTATAGCAATCGCCCCGCCAATCGCCCCACTAATCAATTTGCCTACGTGCATACCGCCCTTGGCCTGATTAGCAAGGGCTAGAAGCTTTTCAATGTCGCCTTCCATCTTATCAATCTTTTTGTGAAAATCGTCAAATCTACGCTCGTAATTCTGCACACGTTCCCACATGACTCCATATTTTACTGGGTCGATGTCCATTATTGCGGCCTCAAGGCATTGGTTGACGCTGCGCCTATTGGCGCGGTAATAAATGGTGAACGTAAAGCATTAGATACTGCTCCGCCAATTTCAGCGGCGGTTGCAGCTCTTGCTTTTCCTTTAGCTTCACGCAGGATTGCTTTATCAATAGCTGCCGCTGTCGTGTCTGGATTAAGCATTTCTGTCGCTAATTCAATAGCAAGTTTTTTATCTAATTTACCTTGTACACGGCGCATAATGGCGTTAGCTACGGTAGTAACTTTACTTAAAAAGTTAGGCGCTCTAACTGCACCCGCTACGTCTTCTACTAATGCGCCAAGTTTAGGCGCTGTTGCCATACCTGCACTAGCCTTAAACTCTGCTTGCTGCGCACGAGCCAAATCATCACGGACTGCATTTACTGCGGCTAATTGATCTGGCTCTAATACTTGAGATAGTTCTGTAAAACGATCTTGTCCAGTTGATTTTTTAATCGTTCTAGGTGCTTCTTCCACTGCCGTAGCAAACCCAGAAGCGCGTAATTTTGCTGTTTCTTCCCCTAATGCAGGTGTCAATTTCTTTTCTAAAAATTGACCCACTTCCATTTGATTGATAGGTTTGCTTTGTTTTGCATAAGTTTCGCGTGCTTCTTTATATTCTGGGATACTTTTTTCAGCCCAGTCCATAAATTTTTTCCTTGTATCGCTAATGGCATTTACTTCAGCCGCGCCAATTCCAAATTGTTCTGGATTTTTGATTAAATCATCAAAAGCCATTTTCATGCTATGAATACTTGTTCCAGGATATTTAGCAACTTCAGCAGGCGTAGTTACTTCGCCTAATGGTCTGCCAAATTCATCAACTAAAGCTGAAGGTGTTGTTTTAGCAGGAACATTTTTACCTATTTGAAAAGGTATTTGTCGTTCAGCAGCAATATTAGCTGCACGCGAAATAACTTTATCCATAGATGGACGAGCTAACAATACATTTAATTCTTCATTAGTTTTGGCAGTTTTCTTACCTGCTTGAGCATATAGATCACCCGCAGTAGCTCGGCGTAAATTTTCAGCCGTTGATAATGCTTCTGGTGTTTGACCGATACCACGAATAGCAGCTAATTGAGCTTCTTTTTGTGCGGCTGCACGGTCAAAATATTCAGTTGGTAATACTTTTTTAGCTTCTTCACCCAATGCAGCAAATTTAGTACCGCTGACAGTTGCAGCGGCTTGAGCCGCAGTTGGCACGCTACCAGGAACTATTGTTGTTTGCCCACGTAACGCATTAGCAATTTCAGGCGCACGTCCTTCAGCTGCTTCCATATATGCAACTAATTTTGGGTCTAACATATTGTAAACAACGCCTGCGCCTTTTGCTCCTAGCTTAAAAGGAAGCTCAATAGCAGGCATCGCTAATGTCGTTGGATTAGTATATTTAGATGCGACAGCAGCGGCTTTAGATACTGAAGGTGCAGCGCGAGCTGTAGCCAATTCAGCCCCGCCAAATATTGCAGATAAATCAGCCGCAGCGCCTACTGGGTCTTCTGCTACTGTTCTTTTTAGACTTTCATAATCGCCATAACGATCTTTATACACGCCGCCAATTTTCTTGGCATGAGCGATAGCTACGTCTGGGTACATATTAACTATTCTTTGCAGAATAGGCGTAGTAAGCGCAGTTTTTGCGGTGTCTACGACTCCGCCAATAAACTTCTTGGTGCTTTCACCTATATTAGATAACGCAGCGCCAGGAACTTCGCTCAGTTTATATTCTTTGCGCTGATATTCATCTGGAGGCGCAGCCGTATCAAACTGATCAAAAGGATTAGCTTCTGCCGTATCAAACTGATCAAAAGGATTTGCAGCCATGTTACTTTAACACTCTGTCAGCAGCGCCTGCGCCGTATTTTTTATCGAATTCGGCTTTAAGTGCTGGATTTGCTTTTAAGTGCGATATTGCAGCAGCAGGGATATTTCCTGCGCTGCCAGCAGCAGGTGCAGAGGGTGCAGTAATATCTTCGTAATAGTCATTGATTGTAGGATTCTTTTGAGACAAAAATTTCTTACGAGAATTATATTTATCAATAGCTAAGTTAGAATACTTATCATTAAGCTCCATAATATGCTTAATTGATTCAGGCGTTAATTTTTTACTGCCACCAACTATAGCTTCTGCGTATGCACGGTCGGTATCAGATATAGCCGTTCCGCTACCAAATGCTTTAATATTTTCCGCCACTTGTCTACCAATACCAGCAAAAAATGTTTGCGTTTCTTCAACGCCAGGTAAGCCTAATACCTTAGCTACTTCTAACCTAGCATCAGGAAAAACACCAGAAATAAAATCTTTACTATTAACTAATGGGCGTAATAGTTGTGAAGTTTCCATGCTTGATCTTGCGGATTGCGCTTTTGTGCTAAGGTCTGATAGTTCAGTTGCTACTTTTCCACCAAGTTCTTTAGAAAATGCTGCACCTGCGGCTTCAGCAGTATTGATATTTACGCTAGTACCAGTTTTAGCAGCAGCTCCTAAATCTTTAATAGTTTCGCCAGTCTTTTCATTTATCAATAAACGACGTCCACCAGCTTCAGTTAAAGAAGTTTTTACTTCTTCAGGCTTAACTCCCAAAATAGAATCAAAACCTTTCTTAGACTGTTCGATCAATGTCTTAAGGCCGCCTTCTTGCGACAATAAACTATTGATTTCAGCGCGACGATCTTCTTTGTTAATACCGTGAGACGCAAAATATTTGCTTAAATATGGATCGGCATGATTAGCTTCATGCCATTTCAAATATTCTTCAGGTGTAGTAATGTTATCTAACTGGCTACGTGAATATATCATCGAACTTTTAACGCCAGCGTCAAACATTTCTTGTTGTTTAGCCGCTGCTGCCGCTTCTTCCTGTTGCTGCAACGCACGTTTCTGCGCAATTTCCGCCATGCTTTGTGACTGCTTCTGCGCATCACCCATAATGTCTGGGATATACTTACTAAGACCACTCTGCGCAGCTTCACCAATCAGGCTATTATAGTTCACACCGCCTGTTTGTGGGTCGTAGTGTTTAGCATAAAGCTGTGCAAGCATATTGCTCTGCTGTTTAGCCTGTGCAGTTTCATACGCCTTGACTGGATCGAGCGTAACCTGTGGGCCAGAATAAAGTTCAGCGCCTGGGTTAAGAAGATTAAAATTGACTTCTGGCATGATTGACTCTTAAAAATCTATACGGTATTGACCTGTAGTAGGGTCAACAGTTGCGTTTTGATATCCAAGCTGCGATTGCATACTGTTTGCACCATAAGTGCTACCGCCACCGCCGCCAAAGAACTTACCAAATCCACCAGCACCACCAACTGAACCTAAGAAATTAGCACCGGATTTAAGAATGTCGCCATACATGCCGTATTGTGCACCAATTTTTGCAGCGTCAATAGCACCTTGACCCATAGCATAGTTCGCCATGTTAGCGCCGTAGTTAGTAGTTAAATTAGCTAAATTTCCGCCAGCTTGAGTTCCAACGCCTTGTTGCGCAGCAAGTATGTTGTATAAGTCTTGTTTTTGTTGTCTATATCTATCATACGCATTGCCATATTCTTGTGATGCTAAATCTTGTGCTCGTCTTTGAACACCTCTAGTAGTAGCACCTGATAATAGCCCTCCGCGAGCAGCGGCAGTGCCTTCAGCGGCTTTTAGCCCTTCTTTTAATCTAAACGCATACCCAGGATCGGCTTGATAGTCAGACATACTAAAGTTACGTGTAAAGTCACCAAAACCAGGTGCAGAAGTATCTTGACCAAGACCTAGCCGTGCTGCGAGCAGTTTATTAGCACCCAAACCTGTTTCAAAAAAGGGATTGTAATATCCTTTACTTGTTTCAAAAGCTCTGGTCGTCTCACCCTTGGCTTCTGCAAGTGCTCGGCGTTTAGCTTCCGCCTGCTTTCGCGCTGATGCGCCACCAAGTAAAGCCCCGCCTATAGAACCGACGGTTGCTGCTGTTACTGCCCAAGTCATGTCGACACCTCAATAAGTTTATCCTTTAGATTGTTCAACGCATCGAACGCACTGTCAGGATCATCTTCGACTAATTCATCTGCTGCACCTTCAACTGTATTGGCGTCGGCTCGATGAATCGTCATGCACATCGCATCTGTTACCGCAAATACCGCCCGTTGCGTGCCGGGTTTTGAACAAAGCATTGCGGGCGCAGTCAACTCCTGCACCCCGTCATCCGTCGTAATAATCACAGTGCCAACAACCACCATATAAAAGTGTTCTTTTTTATGAACCTTTCCTACGATGGTGCAGCCCGCAGGCCGCCAAACTTGACGACAATACATGCCGCCGTGAAACAGATGCTCCGTTGGCAAATCAATCTGTTCCATTTTTAACAGTTCTGTCTTAAGGGATTGTACCCTATCTGTCAAGGGCTTATCCGCTACAAAGAAATTCTGTTCAATGACATCGGTCACGTATAAGTCCCCTGCAACTGCGGCGGAGCGGCTAACGCCATCGTCACAATCGCTGATGGCGTGCCAGGTCGCGTGGGCGAGGTCTGGGGGCCGATGTACTGGATCGTGGTGTTAGAGCTGTTAGTCGCCCACATTATCTCAACATCGTCGCCCGCTGCCAAGTCAATATAGAAATTGAGCGCGCCAAGCAAGTGGCCGTCTACCCCGCCGTGTCTGTTAGGAACGGAAAACTGACTGTTGCTTTCTGCCACATCCGTGCCATTTTTACGGAACCAGATGTCAACGTCATGGATTGACGCGTCGGTGCTGACAAGCTGCACGCTAAACTGGATGTTGTACAGCCCAGGCAATGCAGCCACTAGCCGTGAGGCCACAGTGCCGGTAATGTCTGTAGACGCTACCGTCTGAGCGACGCTGACTACATACGTACCCGTGCTACCAGCCGTGCCAGTTGATTGGGATACGATTCTCGTGCCTGCTGTCACACCCGTACCCGTCAAAACCATGCCCGGATAGATCACGCCTGAAGTAACTGCCGTTACAGTCATTGTGGTGCTGGCAGGGCCAATGGATGCAGTGAATACAGACGAACGGTTCTGCACACTGACATTGTTAGTGTACGCCGTGTTGTTCAGCGTAATCGGATAAGCTGTGGTTGTCGATCCGTCAGGCTGGTTCTCTGTACTGTAGAACGACCCATAAATCAGACGGGCATTGGCTGAAATCGTGCTGTTACCCGTAGGATTAGATACAGTAATGCCATTGCCAGCAACATTAGTTAATACGCCAGAGTTGGCAACGCTGACTGTACCTGAACCGTTGGTGACTTCGATGCCTGTGCCTGCGGTTAATGGATTGAGCGTATATCCACTGCCGTTGCCAATGAGCAACTGACCGTTAGCCGGAATGTCAGACAGTCCAGTGCCACCTTGACTAACAGGCAGCACTGCGGGAGTATCAGCAGCGTTATATAGACTGAAAAAGAACCGATACCATTCACGCGACACTAACCCTGTCTTAGGGTCGAGTAGTTCTACTCGTGGCGGCGTGATTTGGGTATTGATCGCCATTATGCGTTAGTCCCGCTGGCGTGAAGTTCAGCGCCCATAATGGCTATTTTAACAGGATCAGTACCAGAGATTTCATACACGCGGTCACGCAACTTGAGCGTCATGCCTAAACGACGCCAGAACACGCGGCGGAAGTACTGTCCGACTTTACCCATCTGAGCCCAGTGCTCATTCGACCACGTATGCCCGCCATCATCAGACCAGCGGAGCATGACCTGTGGGATAACACCTTGTGTATATTCTTCTGTCACAACGATAGAATCGCCGGATTCGGTAATCATCGTATCTGACAGTTCGCCGTCAGACGTATAAATTAGTTCACTATCTTCTGTATATAAGTCCAATACAGGCGTGGCAAGCAGCCAATCTTCAGTCGTATAATCTTCTGTGCCAAGGTAATAAAATACAGGGTCAAACGGATCGAACCCGTTCACGCCTACTCCTGACTCACAATCAAGTTGCAGACTATGATGCGCTGTGCGTTTGAGATCGTTCTGACCTGTTGGAATCGCACGCCATGAACGCAGCCAGCGTTGTGTCTGTCCGTTGTCATCATATACATCTAAGTCAAACGCATATAGGTTTCCATTGACAAAATCGCCGACAATGATTTCGCCATTGAACGCCATCTGACAGTTGCTGCGATGGCGGTTAAAGTGCGAGTTCTCCCAACTGGCGCGTTCGTGCCATGCCTGTGTTGCTACGTCATAGACCCAAGTTGCATTGGCTGTTGGGAAGGTCAGTACGTAGAACGAATGGCCTTCTTGTTGATACGTGTAAGCAATCGCGTCAGAAATGACGTCGTATTGTGCGATGGCGTATTCAATCGCATGAGTAGAAATTCGTAAACCAGTATAGCCATTAGAACGATAGACGATGCCTTGACCACGAGCGTCAGCGCCTAGCCAAAACAAACCGTTATCCAACTTGGCAACAGAATATGCCGCAGCGCAGCCGATTTCGTTAAATGCGCCTTGAATACGGGCAAACGGAAAATCAATATCGCCGCTGTAGTACCAGACTTCAACAGACTGAGTGCCGAACAGCCAGATTTCATTATGGTCAACGATCATGCTGACCAGCGCATCGGGGCTACCATCTACAGTCGAAAAGTCCAGAATATCCCAAGTCAAGCCATCGTTAAGCGCCGAGATTTGAAACGTCAGGCCATTAGACTGCATCGCCACGAAATAGCCCGGCGAGATAAAGTCAACAAGTTTAGCACCACGGAATTGATCAGTAGTGATCTGGCTAAACGTGCCGGTCGTCGTGTCATAAATATAAGAGTTTGGATTACACGCAATCATCAACTGCGCGTTACTGCCTACTTCAGCAGTATTGACGTTACTTGCCATGCTAACAGGGCCAGTGCCATCAACCGTGCCTAACAGCGTTGCGGTGTATAGCGAGTTGATTTTATATAGTTTATTGCCGCTAACGACATAACCGAATCCACCGAATGTCCACAGCCCACGGATCGGGCCATCACCAATGGTGGTTAATAATCGAAGTCCAGGCGCACGATTCAAGAAAGCGGCTTCTTTGCCGCCTTCTGGAATAGCTTCTGGAAAAAGATTTACAAGCCTATTGTCAGCAGCATTGACGCTGCGGGCTACATAGGATTGACCTAGGATAGGGGTTTTCATCAATAGTTGCCAGCATAGATGTTAAAGCGTTGACGAGTAGCCACAAGGCTGTACGGCAACGACATAATATCTTCAGGATTGTTAATGCGCTTGATGTTGCGCTTGCTGGTCATCGCAATGCGCTGGACTTGAGTTGACGGCTCAACGCCGAACTCAGGAGCCAATTCCATTGCTAAGTTATATACGAACGCTCGCAAATAGCCTGGCGGGAACGCCAATTCAGTTGCCAGCGTTGCAGGCTGTGATAGCTCCTGCACGGAAATAAAATGCCATTCCAGTAAGCGCGTAGGCTTAGGGTAAATGGTCATTTGAATGTTGGGATATTCCATGTTAATCCACATGACTTGTGGATACGTAGAAGTTACCGTCTTAACAGCGATACCGTCATACTGCTGTTGGTTAATAAACTTAATGCCGAACGAGACGTTCGTGCCAGGATCGCGGTAATAGGTTGAGTCGTCTAACAATAGGGGGCGAATACCGTCAAAGCCGCCAAATGCAGAACCCGTAGGGCCAAGGTGCTGTTGAATTTCGCCCGCAGGCCAGTTAAATACTTGGTCAATCGTATTGTAAATAGATAGACGTTCAGTTGACCACGAATCCAACATCTGGTTTAGGGCAGTCAACGCATCTTGCGACACTTCTGCTGAGGGCGTTTCGCCTTCAGCTAACACGCCTAATAGCCGTAAGGCACGATTGATTTGATCGCCCGCAGTGACGCTCATAGCTTACCCTGTTATTCAGAAGTCCGACCGCGACGACGCGGTAATTGATTAGTCACTTCCTGAGTTACAGGAGCCGCTTGTGGGGCCGAAAGCGTGTCGGGATCGAATCGCTCCCACCCGTGCTGCTCATCGTGTTCAGCTTCTAGGTCGAGCGAGGCAATTTTAACCCCATGCTGGGGGTGTTTCAAATATATTTGCATAAAATAGACGGGGCCGAAGCCCCGTATATTAGCCGATTACCCAGTTTGAGCCATTGCAGTAGACGGGAACGTAATTCGATCCGCCGCCAGCAACAGTAGAAGCAAAGGTGGTAGCATTAGCATCGCTTACGAACATCTTCATGCCGCGAAGTGCAGTAGAAGCCGTAGGCAAAGAAGCTACAGTGACAGTAGTATAGGTAATGCTGCTGACTTGTGGGTCGGCATACGCTACACCAGTAGAAATGGTATTAGGCATGGTAACTCCTGATTAAGAACGCCCCGCCGAAGCGGGGCTATTCAGATTAGACTATTCGGTACAAAGTCCAGTTACCATCCGAAGTCTTACGACAACGGAAAGAAGCTGAAATGCCAGTAAGTACAGTCAAAGTACCTACGCCAGTTGCCCAACCAGTAGCGCCGACAGCAATAGTAACCGTACCAGAAGCGGTATTGATTACATTGAAATCAAACGCACTGTTTGCACGTGCACTAGCTACAGGGGCGCTGTAGCTAGAAGTGCTGACGTCAAGGTCAGAACCAGCAGGAAGAGTAACAGTGTAAGTAGTACCAGAAGTCAGCACAATACCATTAAGCAGTTCAGCAGCAGTCAAAGTAGCCGTAGTAGACTTAGATACTGGTGTTGTTTGAACAGTCAAAAGTACTTCGTTTGGGTTACCGGCAGCATATTGATAACCGCTAGAGCCATTTGCAAGAGCCATAATTTATATCCTCAAAAAAGTTTCAAGAAGCCCCTGCCGAAGCAGGGGCCGTCAAGGTTAGCCCCAAACGCGGCAGGCCATCTGCGGACGGATCACGCTGTAGCCGTACAGGACGTCTACGCGGCATGGCATACGGTCGTTGTTGATGTCGTATTGACGAACAACGCGTAAGCTGATGCCGTTGTGAACTGCGCGAGAAGCCATGTCAACGCCTTGTGGTAACAACAAGTCAGCAGTTGCAAAAGCAATCGCATCTTTGTGGTACACGAGGTTCTGAGCATAACCAGTAGAAGCAGAGCCCAAGAAGATGACGGCTTTGCTGTTACCAGGCAAAGAGTCAACCGTAGCAAGGGCATGAGCAGAAGAATAAACAGGAGCAACAGTGATGTTACCAGCACCTGCGCCGCTGAGGGTCACATCAGCCAGTGCAACGAACTGGAACAGAGAACCAGTTGATTCACGGGTTTGTGGGTTGACAGCATAGCAGTCAGCAACAGTGAATACGTCACCAGTCTTAACAGTTGCAGAAGCACCAGCGCCAGTGATAGCGATGGTCGTTGCGCCTTCAGAAGTTACAGCAGCAGAAGTGCTACCACCAGTAGCAGTACGAGAACCCACGGTGAAGTTCTTGATCGACTGAGACATGTTGACTTCTTCCAAGCCCAAGATGCCTTCGCCCATCATGCCGTTCTTGAACTGCTTGCTGATGGTAGAAGTTGGGTTGAACAAGCCCTTCATGCCTTCAACCAAAGCGGCGTTAGCAGCTGGGTTGACGGTAGCATAACGAGGAGACATGCCAGCGGCATTTTCGTTCAGCTTCTGTTGAGCTTGCAACAGAACCAAAGAAGTGCCAGGCGTTGTGCCAGGAGTACCAACGCTGTTACCAATGTACTTGAAAGCGTTAGCAACGTCGGCGTCCACAGAGGCAGCCAACTGGCTGATACGTGGCTTCAGCACGCGGTCAGCAAAGTCGTCCAACTGCATGGTCAGTTCGGCGCTGGTGAAGTTAATGCCGATGTGCTTTTGTGAAGAAACAGACAGCGTGGTGTACTGTTCGTTGTCATCCTGTGTTTGCAGGGCAGCACCGTCAGTAACAAGAGCGCGATCCGGCAAGCGGATACGCAGAGTAGAACCGATCTTAGCACCTTCAACAGCGAAGCTGTCGTCGTACTGACGGTTTACGTTACGGGTGATCACCAAGTTGTTCTCTAGGCCAAATGTTCGCTTGAAGTCGTTACTTTCAAACCGCCCTTTCGGGCTGCTGTACGTCACCGTACAGAGCAGACTATCTCTTCACCCATTTCTGGGGCTGTGCGCTTCCGGCCACTTGGCCGTACTCCCTTTCGGGATAGTCGTTACGCCTTCTGTTGGTGAGGACAAACGCCGCCGTTTTTGTATTTGCCGACTTGACAATTCATGCAAAGAACTTGGTATCCAGAAGGAAAGTTACACTTTCTAAGCCACATATAAAAAGCAGTTCCGCTACCTTTATATTTACCTGACTTTCTTTCTTCTGCACCATCGTTATTCACGTGGTCAATCGACAAAAACATTCGCTCAGTCTCTCCGCAGCAGTTGCATTTGTAGCCTCCGTAGGCATCAAATACTTGATTTCTGCATCGGTCTTGGTTTCGTTTGGTTTTCGCTGATTCTGCTGCGCGTATTGCTGCAACTTCTTCAGAATTACCATTCGCCAATTTCCGATTGCGCCAATTGCGAGCATGTTCACGAGATTTCTCTCTGTTTGCAGCTCGCCAATCGCGCATACGCTGATTGACTTTTGCTCGGTTACGTTCCCGATACCTTGCGGCAGCTTTGCGGTTTTCCGCTTTGCGCCGTTCGGCATCATGACTATCTTCACTTTCAGCTTGGCTCGGTGTTTTCATGTAATCATTATACATGACGTCCACCGAGTTCACACAGTTTTTTTCTTGGGGTTACCCCCAAGGGAGACCGATTAGTTAATCTCCAAAGACTTCCGGGTGATCATGTCAATTGTCAATAATGAATTAGCCATGATCTAAATTATCCTCCAAAATAAAAGTTAGCGGTTGCGCTGCGCTTCCCACTTCTTAATCTGACGTAGTCTTTCGGCTTCAATCCACTCTGATGCTGACATGTTCTTAGTAGAACGTGGGTCAGTCGTATCGTAAGTTGGATTTCCTGAAGCCCTCGACGTTACGGGAGTAATCGGCGGTGGTGCAGAAGTTGTACGTTTCACGGGTGGATCAGACGCTAATTTAGCCTCGATCCGTCCAATTTCTTTAGCCTGCAAAAAGGGCGACAGTTGGGAAATACGTTCCGCTTCTTTGGCGTTAGCACCGAGGTAGTAAGCTACATCAGGGCCAATGTCAGAGTTTTGGATCGTCTCAGCCATCACAGCCGTGATTTTAAGGGTAGGGTTATAGGCGACTTGTTCAAAGTCGTCGTACTTATCCCGTGCCTTTTCCTCAAGGTCGTGATACTGGTTCAGAGCTTGGGCGTGCTGCCGTTGGCGTTCCCGTTCTGCCAGCAGTTCTTCAGCCTTTTTGACGGCCAACGCTTCCGCGTAGGCTTCAGGGCTTTCAAACTGATCAGCAGGCGGAATCTCCTTTGGAGCTTGCTTGGCTTGCGTTTCGGCAAGTTTAGCGGCCTGTTCTCGTTCCCATTTGCGCTGTTCTCTTGCGAGGCGCTTACCAATGGCTGCGTCCAGTTCTTCTTGTGTGAAGGTCTTGGTCGCTTGCTCTACTGGTTTTTCTTCCGGCGTACTTACTTCTTCAGCTACAGGTTCAGCCGTCACAACCTGTTCTGGCGCGGAGTCTACTTCCGCTAGGGCTTGCACTTCATCAGTCATTTTGATTCCAAAGAATCCCTGGTCAATCGGGCCAGTACAAGGGTTATTTACAGCAACCCACGCTGTTTGTCAATAGGTTTTGGCGAGGAGGGAGAGCATTACCATATATCCTGTTGGAATTTAGAAGGATAATTTTCTCTTAATCCAGACAACGGAAGAATATATGCCCAAGCAAATTTGCGATTTTCGTCCGTATATCTTCCATACCAAGTTGCCGTAATATAAGTAGCAGTGCCTGGTGTTGTGCTTGGTAAAATGTCAACAGAACCTGTATCACCACTTCCCCAAAATACTAATGGGGCTGCACTTGTAGTAAATGTTGCGCCGCCTTGAGCATCTTGCAATGTAGTAGTAACAATTCTTCGCTTTGCAGTTCCGCTATCGCCGCCAATTATAGTTACTAAAGTAGTAGCTTGTGATCTATAATATTTTTTACCTAAAACTTCACCATTGGCATCTGAAACTGTAACAAGGATGAAACTTAATATATCACGGTTAGGAACTGTATACGTATCATCAAAATATACAGGTATTGTTGCTTTAACATATCCAACACCAGCGCCAGGTGCTGTTTCACCAACTATTCTATAGTCAATATCTTTATATATTGATCTTTTATATTTACTAGTTGGTGGAGTAGAATCATAGCAAAATGCTTCTAATAAAGGATCAACCAGTTTATCTGTTTGAGCATTGTATATATTAGAAAAGCCCAATCGAGTAGCTTCATCTATAGTAATTGAATGGTATGTCAAAGTGCCTGGTACTGACGGAACAGGATAAGTTGTATTAGCTGTTCCGCTATATGTGCCAGCAGCATTAGCTGAAATTAACCCATCTGCACAATAACCGCCCTTTACATTGCGAAGATTTACAGATCCAGGATACCCTTGGATGTAGGTGACTAAGGGCTTTCCATTACCAAAATATACGGTGTCCTCAATCGTAATAGACGGCAATTTTAAGTATCCGCCAGTGATGCTGGTTTCTGCTGGGCCGGTTAAATTGTCATAGAACCAAATTAACGGGCGCGTACTTTCGGCTGAGAAACGGCAATTTTTAATGTTTAAGAAACGCAAACTTCGTGCGTTTGAATCGCCGTTAGATGAATTGCAAACCATGTCAATCCAGCGAGAATTATTTACTGGAGATACTTGAATTCCGTGCGGGATAAAAAATGTATTTTCAATGGTTACATTGCCATCGCCAGAAAGATAAATTGGTGCGGCTAAAGAGTCTCTCTTGGCATATATCCAGCAATTTTTTATGTTCATTACATCTGTATAACCTTTAACAAATACAGTTGTATCAAAACAATACGTATCTTGAATATTTACTAATGTAGACCTAGAACTGGCATACGCAACAGTGTCAATAAAAGTTGTGTTATTTGCTGATTCGCAAGATTCTACTAATAATTCACCAAAATTGGTGTTTGATGAGTTAAAACTAATTGCAGTAGCAAAATATCCGAACATCATTTTTTTGAAAATGTTCTTTTTTGCTCCGCCAGTAAAATTAAACCCAATATTTGTTCCAGAAACAGTTGCACTTCCGTTGCCGATAATAACTGTACCTTGTTCTGCTTCAAAAATTAAACATGCTTGTCTATTTGTAAGCGCCGGTGCTGGAATTACAACACCGTTTGTTTGCGCAATTTTGTAAACGCCATAAGGAAAATATACTCCAGCATATCCATTTGAAGATGTTCCTCCGTCTTGAGAATAAATTCTATAGCTTGTTTGTTGGCTTATTGTTATTGCATAATCCACTGCTGCCTGAATCGCAGCCGTATCATCCGTCACGCCATCGCCAACAGCACCAAAGTCCTTAACAGACACGGTCTCACGCAATTTGGTTTGCACGCTTGTAGTGACAGCACCCGTTCCAGCAGGTACGTATGGCATCGCAGCCAATGTCGTACGTACCGTTGTGCCGCTTTGCACAATCGGTACGATCTCAGAGCCGGTGAGCGTTGAGGCGGGGTTCAGACCAGTTATACTTACACCAGACATTTATTTGTACCTTAAAGAGTTACAGCCAATATATAAGGCATTTAATTTGAAAAAATTAACACATTGCCATATAAGGCGTCTTGATCTGTTCTTACTTCTGTATACCCATCGCGCATAGTAGAGATGGTTAATGATGAGGCTGTAGGCGCACTAGCGATAGTAAACCAGCATCCTGAAGCACCTGGGTAGCCAGCACCAAAAACTACGCAATAATCAGCAGTAGAAAAAGGCGTTGTGAAATTTATTGTGTAATTTCCTACGCTATTTCTAGTTACTGAAGATACGTTATAACTTGATCTAATCGCGCCTGTTGTGCCGTTAAAATTTACCCATGCTTTTGATACTTTAGGGCTACTTTGCACATACGCAGTCGTTGCTATTTTTGTTGAATTGTCGCTGGTTGATGGACTGGCTGTCAGCGTAGAGCCTGTCGCTAACGTGGTTGTGCCAGAAGTCGTCATTGTGCCTGTAACATTTAACGTACCAGTCACATTACCAGCAACACTAAGCGTGCCGTTTAATGTCGTATTACCTTGTACTGTAGCTGCACCATTGAGCGTCGTTGTACCTGTTACTGACAATGCACCGCTGGCCGTGACGTTACCCGTCAGAGCAGATGGGCCTGCGACATTCAGGTTTGAGCCAATAGTTGCAGCTCCTGCAACGCCTAAATTAGTGCCATCAAACGTCAGATTTGTACCGCTAGAGAACGTACCAACGCTGTTGAAATAAACAACACCATTATTTACGCCGGTCAGGTTTAATGACGACACCAGCGATGGGATATTGTCCCATGTGCCGATCAGCACATCGGAAGAATCTTTAAGTACAAATTTGGCGATTGACGAGCTATTCACCCAGACTTCCGCAGGCACGCGGCCAGCTGAATCAAGGATAATAGGATTAGGATTAAGCGCAACTGCGCTACTGCTGGTGTAAGTTGTCAGCGGCGAAGTCGAACCTGCGGAGTAAGTATATAGTTTACCGCCGGACAGGATTGTGCCGTTGTTATCGAAGAACTGCCATCCAGCACCAGCAAAAAGCGAGAGAGAATAAGACATTTAAGGTTCTCTATAATAAGGTTGATGCACAGACTAAAGCGCCCGCCATAGTTGCAACAAAATCCCAAAAGTCAGGGGTGTGTGAGTCACGGTGCAAATAATCGTAAATCTCTTTGCCAGAGGCAATTATACATACGGCCCAAAGCGAGTTGCCAGTGCCTAGCAGATGATAGCAAACAGCGAACAGCACTGAACCATATACATAGTGCAATGCTTTGTCGTAGGGAAGTTTGGCGAGGAAAGAGAGCATTATTATAAATCTATTGAAGCAAAACCTAATGCCGCAAACCCTGTATAAGCGTTCCAAACTGCGCCGGTTGGTTTCAATATTACAAAACGCGAGTTAATGTTTTCTAACACTACATTAAAAGACGCATTGCCTGACGCTGCTGTTCCTGAAGATGTTGTCACACTAGCAACAATAGACCCTGTACTCATTGCTGTCGTGTCTGGAACTAATACATCAAATGTCCCATATACGCCTGGTCCTACGCCGTTATTAAAATATGTGCCGTTTATTTTTACTGATTTAACGATTGCCCCGAAATCTATTACTACTTGCTGGGCCGCAGTAACAAATATACCAATACGGGTAGAAAGTCTTGCAGGATAATATTCAATAGTTGCAGTAGATCGTGAATCTATCATGCTAATTATGGATGCTTTTAATTTATCTAATGTATAACCATAACTTGTATTCAAAAAACAAAAGTAATTTGCTCTAGTCGATCTATCGTAAGGGATTGAAAATTGCATTACCGATTGAGCAGAACGTCTCAATTTTGCAGTATTCTGAATACCTAACATTGTAGGATTAGTTTTATTTGCAGAATACATGAAAAATGCGCCATATCCTTGCATACGCTTTTTATACAGTAATGTACGCAATTTATTTGGTTCTGAAATATCTGTTGCCGAAGAACTAGATAAATAAGTTTCATACACAGGAATAATTCTATTTGCACCATATAACGGCGCAAAAGAACCTAATACCGCATAAGTATTCAGAGCATCTGTATCTGTCAAAACTGGATTATTGCTGTTTTTAGTTTGATAATATAAATCTATAAAAACAAAATCATAATTAGGTGAAAGCGCAAAATTTGGGAAATAATCACCGTTTTCTGCGCAAACGCAAGGCAAATTTAATACGGCTTTTGAAGCTGTAATTGCTGCATCTTGATCCGCTAATGAAACGCCAGTGGCATTTGGCTCGTCAAATACATACCAGCCGATAAGATTTTCAACAGTATTAAATTGACTTATTCTTGTGGTTCTAATTCCTGTATCTGTTCCATTATACACCCACAATAATACTCCTATGCCATGTGTAGCAAAGTTAGCAAAATCTTTTTTTGCATTAGCTACACGGGTAGAGTCTGTAGTTCCATTAAAATAATATATGACGTACGAAACACCGAGGCTTGCAATATCAGCTGCCGCGTTAACATCACCATCCAGTTCTTCGGTATAAACACCCCAACCGTTGTTAAAATTTTTATTTACGCTTTTTCCAGCAGCTTTTAAATTTGCATAATAAACGTCAACACTTGGAAATGTAATATCATTATACGCAAAAAAAGTGCCGCTAACGGAAGTTGTAACTAAATAACTTCCATAAGGAATATAAACTGGTTGCCCTGTAGCCGCTGCATTCGTAAATGCCGCAGTATCATCCGTCACGCCATCGCCAACAGCACCAAAGTCCTTAACAGACACAGTCTCACGCAATTTGGTCTGTACAGTAGTGGCTACTGCGCCAGTGCCTGAAGGCAAATATCCGACTAAAGCTGATCCATTAGTTTCAGCTAATGGATTTAACATGTTATCTACAGTCGTCTGTGACGTCACGCCACTCTGAACAATAGGAACAAGCTCCGCGCCTGTGAGCGGCGTGGAGGCAGCAGGAAGGCCGGAGATTTTGACGTTTGCCATAATTTTTAAGCGTAGTAGCTGACGTTAAGGATCGCACCAGCAGATTGCTGAATAAACTGAATCTTTGTTAGGTCGCCATCGTAAATGAAAGTGACGCCCACTGCTAGTGGCATCCCGCGAGTAGAAGACAACGTACTTTCGTCGTCCAACCAGCGTACACCTGCCGTTTCAGCAATAATGACTGCCATTGCAGGCTTACAAGCTAAACCTTGTTTGTCAACGGTAGGCACAGTCAGGCTAGTTGCAGAACTCAATGAAGTGATCTGTTGATAACCTAAACGTGTAGTGATTGTTTTGAGTCCGGCAGACATAATAAAAACCTCTTAAAATTAAAACGGTTCGCCGTAAGTTGGATCAATTTTACGCAATGTAATTGATCTAATAATTACAGTATATGGCCCAGCCCCTAATGTGCCAGACTGAACGCCAACTTGAGCATACAACTGAGCATAATTACTAGCTGGAGTAATGCTATATGTTCTTGAAGTAACAATAGGCGTTGCTACTGTGCCTTCAAAAGCAATATCCGTAGTGGCATACGCCGTTACAGCCGCATAGTCAGTTGAGGCTTGGTTAGCAAAACAGCTAAAGTTTTGAACGCTTGAAGTTGATGCTGGATATTCAATTTTTTCTGCTAAAACAATAGCAGGCATTTGATATACAGGGTTACCAGATATAGTTACGCCGGATGACGGTATGCTGACTTCCATTTCAGCTTGAAGTGAATCGCCAGCACTATAAGTATTAGCAGCAGTTGTAATTGTACCGTTAGCATTATTTACATAAATATAAACTGTTTTTGGCCCTGTACCTGCGCCAAACTTTAGAACAAGTTCAAAGCCAGGTAACAAAGTACCGTCAGGACCAGTAGCCGTACTTGCCTGTACACCAGCAGTCACGGCAGATGTACCTGCGCCGATGGCTTTTACATATACGCTGTCAAATAAAACAGCCGTGGTTGTTAACGCAGTGTCAGCTATAGCTTGCGTAAAAATACCGCCAGGAACTGAAGATACGCCAGTGTTTATCACAGGAACAATGCTTCCAGTGACATTATAAGTAGCGTCTATGGCATCCGCAGCAGTTAATGCTGGAGAACCGTTAGGAGGCAAAATTTTGCTTAAAACAGCATTGATAGCCGTTCCGTCTTTTTTACCGCCAAAACCACCTACGTGAACAAAGTCTTTGTAAATTCTTGCCAAGTTGCCACCGACGGCGGCATTGGTGCTATTTACATCGCGGCTTAATGAATTACTGTCAACATATACCGCACCAACTTGACGGCAATAGTTTTGCAGCCATTTGTTGTATTGTTTTGTCTTTTTGTTGACTTGCAAATTAGTAATTGCATAAGAAGCTGATGCTTGTACTGGTCTAATTGCCATCATTACAGGAATAATTCCCGCAGATAACAATCTAGTCATAGACGCCGTAACAACTGATTGCAGGTTAGCCAATGAGTATGTTGCTGTTGTTTGAGTCATATCATTGATGCCTAGATCAATGTATACATACTGAGGCGCAGGATTTTTTGCAATCATTTGCGTTACATACGTTGCTAATCCTGGGTCATCGTTACCACCAATAATAGTGCCGCCAGAATAAGCGTATATATAGCTTGCAGGTACGCAAAATGCGCGTTTAGATAGAATCATTCCCCAAACAATACCGCCTGATCCAAGGTATCCTGCACCTGCGCCTGACGATCCTTGATAATAAGCGTAAGCAGTAGCAACTGGTACGTTAAAAGTTGCCACTGCTGCTGTACCCACAGCCGCAGGGTTGTTGTAAGTATATGTTGCGTAATTAGTGCCGCCTGGCTGACTTAAAGCGGTGACTCGCCAAATGCCATCATAAGGTGAGCCAAGTCCATTAATTCGTATGGTATCGCCTACTGCTGCGCTAAAAGATAATTGAGTTTTTACAGTAATATTGCCTAAAGCATCATCAATACTGGCGGTAATAATCTGGTACTTAAATAAAGTATTTGTGCCAAAGCTATGCGCAATAACTCCCATAATAGGAACTGTTTGCGTTGCCGCATTACTATATTTATTTACACCGTTATTAAAAAATTCCATCATCCTCTCCCGAAGTGGCTTTTATCGCCACATCCAGTCTTAAAAGTTTGAGCGTTACTGAAGTCTATGCTCATGCCAAAAACTTCAGCTTATACAATGTAGACAAATACAGTTCGACAATATTGTCGATCAACTGTTGTAGCGACGAGTCGCTTTTATCTACTACTTCATAGCGGCATTTTTCAATTTCAGCCAACTGATCTTCCAAAAACTCGACCACATTTGCAGTCTTTTTAGCTGACATCAGTGAAATTGGCCCAATCAGACCCTTACGGCCTTGATAGGCTTCTGCAAAAGTATCGGCATGATCGACAATTCCCTCATAAAACTCCTGTAATGCCTTGTGTTTGGCATAACTACGAGTGTTTAGATGAACGCTGTGCGTCACATCACGGGCTAGAAACAAATATCCTACAAAATCGGCGGCTTTCACTGTGGCATACCTTGTTCTGGTGGCATTTCAGGCTGCATTTCTGGCATTTCACGTGGAACGCTACCAGCAACGACGTCGCCAGTGTCAATCGCAGCGTGGATTGTGCCCATCACTATATCCTGAATCTGTTCGGGTGTCATCCCTGCTTGAACGGCGCTGATGCGCTTAGTTTCAGCTTCATATTCCTTAATTCGTAGCTCTTGCGCTTCCATCGACTTGCCGACGTTCTGCAACATGCTATGCAACTGGTCAAGTTCTTGACCCATCGCCTGAATCTGCTGCTCTGCGGCTTGAAGTTCTGGCGTTTTGTCGCCATCTTCAAGCAGTTTAGGATCAATGGTCTTAGCAAAACGCTTCGCCATCTCTTGAGCACCAGGCCAATCCATGTTTTTAACAAACAGATCGCCCGCCACAGCCCACAGTTCTGGGTTGCCTTGTAACAACTGAGACATAGCATCCAGAGCTTCTTGACGTTTAGAGGCATAGCCAGGACCAGTCTCGACCATAACGTCGTATTTACCCACAGTTGGGTTGTAAATCTTTTCAATAACGATACCGGCTTGGTCAACGATCTTTCTTACTGGCTCTTGTTGCTCAGGGTTGATCTTTGCGTGTTCAACCTTGCCATCTTCGCCGATAATACGAGCAATTCGCTGCGTATCGTAAATTTTCGGAATCAAATCAATAATGATGCGGCCCACATAGCGAACTGCACGGCCCAAATTATCAACATAATGATAAGTGCCCGTGTCGCCTTCTTTCTGTCGCGCCAGAATCGCTTTACCAGACCGTTCATTAGACGTCATCCCCAAGGACGCATTGTATTGCCCTGTAGCCGATTTAATGTCCTCAGAGGCTCCAGACTTCGCCTGAAGCAGACCAGAGGAGGCCATTGGTGGCTGTGCTCGTTGAGGCAGGGGTAGAACACCCCCTTGGCCGTCAGTGACGTCTGGATTGACCTCCAAATAAGGCCAATTCTGCGTATTCGCAGTCTTCCATTGCTGTTCGTAGCCTTCAAATTGCCCGCCATAGCCAATGAACGGAGCTTTCGGGGCAAGTGCCAGCATTTCAGCTTCTTGGGAGACCCAATAGTTGTACATGCGCTGTGCATCTTTGGCATTACGAACCAGACCACTTATATAAATGCGGCCATCCACCTCAAACTCGTTACCTATGACGCGCACAACGGGGATATATTTACCCGCCCACTCACGTTCTTCTAGGATTTCATACCCGTTGATCTTGCACCACTTCACTTTCTTGCGGTCAGATTCACGGGATTTTAGCGGCTTGCCATACAGCGCCTTAAGCTGCTTGTCTTCTGGCGAACCTTCAAAAGCCGTCGCGTTGCCTGGATACAGGTTCAACGTCGCGCGGTCGTACTCAATGTAGAAATACTCCGCAATGCGGACAGTATTCTCGTTAATCCATTGAGATATAGATTGATCGCCGACACCGAGTGTTTCTAAAGTAGATATAGGAGACGCGTTCGGGTATAGGCGATCATATTCTTCACGGGTGATGTCTTCAGTAATGAAGCACCACTTGGCATCCATGCCGCAAGGGTCTTGAATTAGCGGGTCCATGTATACGCTAAAGCTGTTTCTTACACGCCCGATCTTGATGTCCTGATCGAACGTGTTGTCGTCACAATAGTCCGTTAGGATGCGGATGTAGCCTTCGCCAAACGTCACCTGATTTTCACAGGCGGTGTCGTAGGCCACATCAGCATCAGAGATGTACTGAATGTGACGGATCATTCCGTTAAATACTTCTGCGACCTCCACATCAGCGTTGTCATCCACTGGGATGACCTTGATGCTGGGGCGGTTCTGCCGTTGGTCGTTAGTGACCTGCTTAACGTGCTGTGGCAGCTTGTTAATGGTCAAACATGGACGGGCATTGATGGTCTGGCCTTGCACCGCACCACGTGTAGCGAGTACGTCTGCGGGCCATTGCCACTGCGAATCAGGAGATGCGGCGTAGAATTTTAGATCATCTTGTTCATCTTCGCGGGATTCAGAGTAAGCAGAAATTGCCATGTTTAGCCGATCACGGGCAACAGACAATACATCTGCGTCAGCGTCTTTGCTTTTTTTACCGCCACTAGCAATGTTGCTAACGGCTTTCATGCCAGTATAGTCAACCATTATTTCTTCTTGTGTGAGGCCGCACGTTTAGTAGAATACGCAATAGCAACGGCCTGCTTCACAGGCTTGCCCGCCTTGACTTCAGCAGCGACGTTCTTGCGGAAAGCAGCTTTGCTTGTTGACTTGACTAAAGGCATTACGACCCCATCCAACTACTTGATACACCGCCGCCGCCCATCTGAGCCACTCGGCGCACTGGTTTCTCAACATACGTCCTGCTTGCTACAGGATACGCAAATGTCACTGCAAGCGCGTCGGCGGCATCGGGTGATGCTAAGCCACGCGCTTTCATATCTTTCTTGGACTCTAATTGAATCACGCCCGAAGATGTAGGCTTACTTTTTACACCTGTCAAGTCGCTTTTTAACATCTTGTCTGCTGGGACGCAAGCAGTTTTTAACCACTCTCTCATAGCGCCCCAAAGTTCTGCGCGTTTGTTGAGCCACATAATAGGGTTCTTAGACTTCCATCCGAAGTTCACGCCTCTCACCTTGTACCGTTGTTCATTTAGTCGGTCTAAGATGCCGTAACCTAATCCACCTTCGTCCATCACTACCAATGTCGGCTTATACTCCTCAATCGCTTCAATGATGTGCCCGACGGTCGTCATCGTATCGTCGCCGCGGTATCGCTTGATCGCAACCAAGTCACGCCCTTGCCGAACTACAATCACCGTCGAGTCCATACCGCTACGCGCTGGGTCAACGCCAATGACTATCGGCGCAGACGTATCCTTATAAGGCTGCCGCTTGATGGCCTCATCAACCATAGCAGCGCCGATGAACTGATCGTCACCGACTGATGGGAACTCGCCATAGACTTCGACTTTAGCTTGAGGCGAGTCAGCGCCATATTCTGAAATAATTTGCTCATAGACGTTCTTGTCGGTGTCTTCCACAGTCCGTGAGTCAATATTGCGTGACTCCCAAAAGTCCCGCTTCGAATGAAACGCTTCATAAAAATACCCCTGGTTACGACGTGGGTTACTGAACGCGAACCAATAACGATCCAAGATGTTCTCAGTAAAGAAACCCGCGCCCACTGACCAGATCGGGTCAGGTATACCCGACGCTTCGTCAAATATCAGCATCATGCCCGCATGGTTGTGCACACCAGCGTACGAGTCAGGGTTCTCCTCACTCCACAGCTTCCCTTCCGCCGCCCAGTAGCGCGTACCTAATTTAAGGTCACGCTCTACCAGTTCTGTCACCCATTTAGCCGGTACGACCTTCGTCGCCGAGATCTCCCACCAGTGATTGTTGATGAGCATCGCACACCATTTAGTGAGTTCACCCCATGTCACCGAGCGTAGCTGCGCTTCGCTGTTTGCACTGACCACGACGCTCGATCCGATGCGGGTAGTTAGCATCCACAAGATCAGCCAACTGACCAGCGCCGACTTACCGATACCGCGACCTGACGCCACCGCCACGCGCAGTGTGTTCATGTCCAGCTTGCCTTGGTTGTCCTTTATATGCTGCTTGATCGTGCGCATCACCTCGCGCTGCCATTTACGTGGCCCGTTGAACTTAGCCAACGGCGTGTTCTGTTGACCCCACGGAAAGACGTACAGCACGAAAGCTTCTGGGTCGTCCTTTAGCGCAGGCGACCACAGTTGGGCCATGAGCGTCTGTTCTTCACTGGCACTATATATAGGTGTTTGCATTTAAGGCATAACCAATATGTTGTTAGGCTCTACTCGTGAAAAATACGCTTTAAGGTCTTCTGGACTCCACATTGGCTCACGTACCTTAGATACGCCAGGCGTAAACGCCCATTGGCCGTTAGCCAGCTTAGACCACGATCCGCCAACGTGTCCTTCTACGCCGCTGTATTTACTTTGGTCAGAAAACGTAGGGTGGTTAGGCTTCTTAAACGCATCAGGAAAATGACCGTTCTCCGCCGGATTTAGCCCTGCCTTAAACGCGCCTTGTAAGTCATAATCACGGGCGTTGCGTTGATACTCAGGCAACGTCATCAGCCACTTCTGATATTCTTTCTTTTCCGCTGGTTTTAACGGCGTGTTGTACTTGTCGCTAAAGTCCATCGGATCGACCATTGTTGGCGGCTGGGCGAAGCTCGCCAACGCATTATATACAGGTGGCGCTAGTGCATTGTTTGCCATCATTAACCTTTCAATAGTGGGTTGGCCGGTTCAGCGTCGATGGTCAGGCCCGTGCTGACACGTTCCTGGGCCATACGCAGGGCCTCGGTGATACTGATCTTGTGCGTGACGTCCACGCTGACTTCTTGCTTCGGTGTCCAGTCGTGCCGGTGGTTGAGGATCGCCAGCGCCGCTTTATAGTCGCCGCCCAACGCCGCGTCGGTGACAACCTTAGCCATCTCCGCCTCAGCGTCCGCTTTGCCTTTCAGCGCAGCGAGTTCAGCCAATGGGTCAAACTGACACAGTTGTCGATACTCGGTGGGCAGCATCCCCGCAGCCAAGGCCAGCGAGTCGCCCTTTAGCCCTTTGCGTGCGGCGTTATATATAGACTGCAACCGCGCTTCGGTGGCCTCGAGCTTGCGAACTGTCAACGGTAAAGATTGGAACATGCGGGCGTTTATACCAAAAGCATTGAGTTGGGGCAAGTAGCTTGGGGCTGTGTGCTGAAAAATAAAAAAAATTCAAAATTTTTTTCTAACACCATATATCTATATAGACCTGTCGCTCGGCCCTACCCGGGGGCCCGGTGGCCTGGATATCCGTACAGTACTGTACAAGCATCCAGCCGCAAGCTAACAGCCACGCAGCTAGTAGCTGGCAAGCGTGTTGTCATTGTTGTCATTTTGCAATGACAACAAATAGCCATGCGCCAAGTGCCATGTGC